GAAGATGCTCAAACACCTGCAGCACCTGCTATGCCAGCTGGAATGGAAGGAATGTATTAAAAAATAATTATAAAGACATGACTAAAGAAGTAAGAATAGAAGAAAAGAATATATTAATAGCAAGAAGGGTACCTCCTGGTGATAATTGGAGATTAGTAGCTAATGAACCAGATGGTCCTACCCATTCTTCACTTACTGATACACTTGAAGCTTATATGGTAAAAACAGGATTTAAAGGACATTATAGATTAGAACCTCTAAAAAGTTCTTTGTATGCTATTCAAACTGATGAGATTGAGGTACAACCTATAGTAGAGAAAAAATACTCACTATATGGAGAATTTGGAGAACAGTAAGATTTTATGTAGATTTACAGTATATGAAAAAACACAGTTTACTAAATGAGAAATACAGACCTGAGGATTTATCTACTTATGTAGGTAATCCTCAGCTCAAAGAGAGTATTTCAAAACAATTATCTCAAAATGATATTCAAAACTACTTATTTTATGGTCCAGCAGGAACAGGTAAAACTACACTTGCTAAGATTATAGTAAATAAATTAGATTGTGACTATCTTTATATCAATGCCTCAGATGAAAGGGGTATTGAAACTATTAGAGATAAAGTATCAGGATTTTCAAGTGTTATGTCTTTTAAACCTATCAAGGTTGTTATTTTAGATGAAGCTGATTTTTTAACAATACAAGCTCAAGCATCATTAAGGAATATAATAGAAACATTTTCACGTACTACTCGTTTTATTTTAACTTGTAATTTTGTAGAACGTATTATAGATCCTTTACAGTCAAGATGTCAAACATTTAAAATAGTACCACCAACTAAAAAAGAAGTAGCAGTACATTTAGCTAGCATATGTGATAAGGAGAGTATAAGTTATGATTTACCTGCCATTGGTAAAGTAGTTAATAAATTCTATCCGGATTTAAGAAAGATGCTCAACACTATCCAAGCAAGTAATATTAATAATCATTTAACAATTGATGATTCATTACTTGTTTCTGCTAGTTATTTGTCTGCTCTTTTAAATGAACTTAAAAAAACAAAACCTAGTATTAAAGAAATTCGACAAATTATTCAAGATTCAAATATTGATGATTTTGAAGAGTTATTTAGGTTTTTATTTGATAATGCAGAAGCTTATCTTCCTGATAGGGAAGGTACAGTAGCAATATTGATAAATGAACATCAATATAAAGCTAATTTTAGAATAGATAAAGAGATTAATATGATCTCACTTTTACAACAAATTATAAACATAAAAATAAAATGAAAGCACCTCAACAACAACCCGAGCTGAATATTGATTTAAAAGCTACTACTGGTATGAAAAATGACGCTGGTGGAAGCATATTTAAATCAGGAGTGATTTTAAGGAAAATAAGTAAATTCGTAGCAGGTACAGATAATGATGCTATTATGCCTATACCAGTATTTTATGATCCTAATACAAATAAAATTTTAGGAGATGGTATTCCTGTTGAACTTAGAGAAGAACTCAAGGACGAATTAGTATGATAAAAAATACTTTCGGTTGGATGCCGCATATTAATACAAAAAAGACACCAATCGATGAGTTTAGTGACGAGGATTGGGATATGTTTAACTCATACGTTATTCACCGAGTATTAAGCATGAATCCCGATTACTTGGAACTAGTAAATGAGGTACAAACAATATTACCTCAAAATAAAAAAGAAATATACTCAATCTATAAAGAGTTTATACCTAAAAATAATAAGTGGAGTAAATACATAAAATCCACTACTAAAACAAAAAGTAAAGAACTCATCAGTTATTTAAAGGGTTATTGGGAATGTTCCAATAAGGAAGCACTAGAATATTATAATCTTTTGGATAAGAGTGAGATTGTTAGTATATTGAATAGTATAGGATTAAATAAAAAGGATATTAAACAACTATTGAAATGAAAGGCGAATTATTTACTATGTTAAGAACATCTGCTGAGGCAGATAAATCAAAAGCAATGCTTACACTAAATCTACTATCAGAACATCCTGCTGGAATAGGTGATCACTCCACTAAGGATTTTTATGAAAATGCTGAGGAAGCTTTAATGATGTTAGTAGATGCAGATGATAGATTGAAAGCGTTAAAAAAATATTTTAATATTAAATCAATATTATGAGTGATATATTAACATCTTACCACAAGAAATCATCTACACCTACAACTAAAAAATCTAATACTGATCCTTCACCTGCAGTACAGGAGTTTGAAACCGAGTATAGAGAGTTAGCTAATGAATTTAAAGCTATTATGGGTGAGATGTATGAATTATTTGCCGCCAAACATATGGATTACGGTTTGAATAATATTTCACTAGGTGGTGATATTCTTAATAGTAAAGAGGATAAAAAATTCTCACTCACTGGTTTAGCTATTAGATTAACTGATAAAATCTCACGTTTAAAGAATTTACTAATTAATGGTAAAAACTTTGTAAAAGGTGAGGGTATGGAAGATACATTTATTGATATAGCCAATTATGGCATCATAGGTCTACTTGTTGGAAGAAACAAGTGGAAAAAATAAAATACTGTGGCTAAAAAAATCCCAAAAATAATTAAGGAGATTTTAAAAAATCCTCCCCAAGAGATTAACTATGCATTTCAAAAGAATATTAGTTACTCTCAAATGAGTATATTTAGGGGATGTCCTCATAGATGGAAACTCCAATATAAAGATAAAATCAAAAGATTTACATCTAGTATTCATACTGTATTTGGTACAGCAATCCACGAAACTATGCAAGCCTATTTGGATGTAATGTATACTGAAACAGGAGCAGCTGCTGATAGATTGGATTTAGAAGATGACTTCCATTACCATTTTACTGAGGAATATAAAAAACAGTATAAAGCAAATAATAATCAACATTTTTCCTCTGCTGAGGAAATGAGAGAATTCTTTAATGATGGTATTGGTATTTTAAATTGGTTTAAAAAGAAAAAAAGTGCATACTTTTCTAAAAGAGGATGGCATTTAGTTGGATGTGAGATACCTATTACAGTAGCTCCTAATAAAATGTATAATAACGTATTATATTTAGGATATCTTGATGTAGTAATGTACCATGAACCAACTAATACTTTTAAAATCATAGATATTAAAACTAGTACTAGAGGTTGGAGAGAACAAGATAAAAATAATGAAGACAAACAATTTCAGTTATTATTGTACAAACAGTTTTTTTCTGAACAATATAGTATTCCTTTAGACAGTATTGAAATAGAATTCTTTATATTAAAAAGAAAGGTATTAGATGCTGATGATGCTAAATTAATGTCTCCATACCAAGCACATAGAGTACAAAGATTTACCCCACCAAGTGGTAAAATAAAATTAGGTAGAGCTAAAAATGCTGTTAATAGTTTTATACAAGAATGTTTTAATTATGAGGGTAAAATAAAAGATACTGAATATCCAAAGCAACCTTCAAAATGGAATTGTAATTTTTGTCCCTATAGTAAGGATAAAGAAAACTGTGGAGAAGGCATAGCTTTTTAGTATATTATGTATATATAATTAAATCTGGATATATGTATTAATATAATATGTACAATAATATAAATAATAAATTATGAGCGATAATAAAATGATTTTAACAAGTGTTAAAGTCCATTCCCAACTATTTGAAACATTCAAGATAGAATGTGTCAAAAGAAAATTTAGCTTTCAGAAGCTTGCAGATAGAGCAATTTATTTGTATCTTACAGATGAAAATTTTAGAAGACAAATTACTAACCAAAATACACTTGAACTATAAATAAAAAATAAATGAATAAAAGTTTTGAACATCTTCCTAAAGGTAAAAGAAAAAAAATTTTACTTATATGTGATGATATTAGAGTCCATAGTGGAATAGCTACTGTTGCTAAAGAAATTGTTATACATACTGCCCACTATTTTAATTGGGTTAACATAGCTGGTGCTATAAACCATCCAGATAAAGGTAAAAAACTAGATCTTAGTGATGCTACTAATAAAGAATCAAAACTAGAAGATTCTTCAGTAATACTATATGGAGTTAATAATTATGGTACTTCACAGGAAATTCAAAATATCTTAGCACAAGAAAGACCAGATGCTATGATGTTAATTACAGATCCAAGGTATTTTCAACATATTTTTAATATGGAAGATGCTATTAGAAAAAAAATACCTATATTCTATCTTAATATATGGGATGATTATCCAGCTCCTAGATATAACCAATCATATTATGAATCATGTGATTTGTTAATGGGTATTTCTAAACAAACTTTTAATATTAATAAGTTAGTATTAGAGGATGTAGATACTTCTAAAAAGGTATTTAAATACATACCACATGGATTAAACCACAAACACTATTTCCCAATATCTAAAGATCATAAATCTTATAAAGATCTTTTAAAGTATAGAAATGATAATTTATTTAAAAGTAAGGAAGTTAATTTTGTAATATTTTTTAATTCTAGAAATATTAGAAGAAAACAAATCCCGGACACTATGTTAGCCTTTAGAGGACTTTTAGATTCTTTACCTTATAATGAAGCATTAAAATGTAGATTCATTTTACATACTGAAATATCCTCAGATCATGGTACTGATTTAAGTAAAGTATCTGAATATATTTTTGGAGAAAAATATGAAAGTTGCATAGTATTTTCTGTTTCTAAATTAGATAGAACCTATTTAAATTATATATACAACATAGCAGATGTTCAAATATTACTATCTTCAAATGAAGGATGGGGGTTAACATTAACTGAAGCTATGTTAACAGGTACTCCTATAATAGCTAATACTACAGGGGGGATGCAAGACCAAATGAGATTTGAAGATAATAATGGTAAATGGTTTGAACCATCTCCAGATATCCCTTCAAACCACAGAGGAACTTTTAAGAATCACGGGAAATGGGCATTTCCTGTTTACCCATCTTCACGTTCAATTCAAGGATCACCTCCTACACCTTACATCTATGATGATAGGTGTACTTGGGAGGATGCCTGTGATAGATTAAAAGAAGTATATTCTTTAACCCCCGAAGAAAGATCAATAAGAGGATTAGAGGGAAGAAAATGGGCATTAGGAGATGAAGCAGGGTTTACTGCTAAACACCAAGCACAAAGAGTAATGGAAGGCATTGAAGAATTATTTGAAGTATGGGAACCTAGGGAAGAATATGAAATAGTAAATGCCACTAAATATAAAGGTAAATTTTTAAACCACAAAATTGTATATTAATGAGTAAACCAGTTTTTATAATATCCGCACCATTTGATACCTTTAGTGGCTATGGTGCACGATCACGCGATTTGATTAAATCAATTATTGAATTGCATAAATATGACGTAAAACTATTACCACAAAGATGGGGAGATACACCTATTAATTTTTGTCAAGAACAAAAAGATTGGAAATTTTTATTTTCCCATGTGGTCCAATCAGTAAATACTCAACCTGATATTTGGATGCAAATTACTATTCCTAGTGAGTTTAGACCTATAGGTAAATATAATATTGGATGTACAGCAGGAATTGAAAGTACAGGTTGTGACCCTAGTTGGATAGAGGGATTAAATAGAATGGATTTAAATTTAGTTTCATCTAATCATAGCAAAAAAATATTTTCAGAAGTTAAGTTTGAACAAAAAAGTAAACAAACTAATGAAGTAGTAGGAGTTTTAAAATTAGAAAAACCTATAGAAGTAGTCTTTGAGGGAGTGGATACAGAAGTGTATAAACATCTTGAAAGTAAGGATATTACTTTAGATTTAAAAGATATTAAGGAAGAATTTTGTTTTTTATTTGTAGGACATTGGATGAATGGGGCAATAGGTCATGATAGGAAAAATGTAGGTTTAATGATTAAGTACTTTTTTGATGCCTTTAAAGATAAAAAATCATCTCCTGCTTTAGTATTAAAATCTTCTACTGGAAGAAATAGTTATATGAGTAGAGAAACTTTATTAGATAGAATTTTATCTATTAAAAAAACTTATGGTAAATCAAAACTGCCTAATGTCTATATTTTAAATGGGGATTTAAGTGATAAGGATATAAACCAACTATATAACCATCCTAAAATTAAAGCTATGGTGTCATTTACTAAAGGAGAGGGATACGGTAGACCATTAGCTGAGTTTGGTATGAGCAAAAAACCTATTATAGTATCTGGATGGTCAGGTCATGTTGACTTCCTTTCTCCTATGGATGTTACATTACTTCCCGGTAATCTAGAGCATGTACATAGTAGTTCTGCTAATGAATGGTTAAAAAAAGAATCAAAGTGGTTTCAAGTTAGCCCAAAACATGCTGTAGACTCATTTAGTAAGGTATTTAAAGATTATAAGCAATTTATACCTGGAGGTAGAAAGCAGGGATATAATATTAAAACTAATTTTAATTTTGATAAAATGCAAGAATTAGTTGATACTATTTTAGATAAAAATATACCTGATTTCCCCAAACAGTTAGAATTAAATTTACCTAAATTAGATTTACCTAAATTAAATTTACCTAAACTAGAAAAAATTAAATAATTATGCAGTACGATGAAATTATAGATTGTCCTAAGTCAGGAGGTGATCTATGTTACAAAATAGAAATAAGTAAAGATATAACAAATTATTTTAGTTTATCTTGTGGTTATTGGACTAATTCATTAATGATTCTTGAAAATGATTTTTATAATGAACAAATGATGGTCCTCCCAGAACTTTATAAGGATATTGCATGGACTGATCCTAAAACTAATTTAGTATGGATTCCTAATACTATAAATAATGTGGAATTAGGGATGGTGTTTGCTGATGGTACTAATAAAGATGAATGGAGTTGGGCCGCAGTTAAAGCTGTAAAACTTGGAGGAGAAGAAGGAGAAGAAACTGGTGAAGCATATAAAATGGATATGAGTACTAAGAAAAATTTTCATGAACGTGATTATATGGATGCTCTTTCATATATTGGAATATTACCAGAATAGATTATGAAAATTTCATATGCTGTCACAGTTTGTAATGAGTTTGAAGAAATAAAAAAACTTGTTAACTTCCTTTTACTTAATAAAAGGGAGGATGATGAAATAGTTATATTATTTGATTATAATAATGGTACTACAGAGGTTTTAGATTTTCTTAGAGAAAAATCTGTAGGGGAAAAAATTATATTCTACAAAGAAAGATTTATTAATCATTTTGCTGATTGGAAAAATAAATTAACTGAATATTGTTCGGGAGATTATATTTTTCAAATAGATGCAGATGAAATCCCTCATAAATTACTTATGGTAAATCTTCCTATTATATTAGAAAATAACCCTGACCATGAAGTATATTTAGTACCTAGAGTTAATACTGTAGAAGGTTTAACTGAATCTCATATTAAAAAATGGGGATGGCAGGTTAATAATAAAGGATGGGTTAATTATCCTGATTATCAGTATCGAATATGGAAAAATAAACCAGAAATAAAATGGAAAAATAAAGTACATGAAGTACTTGAAGGACATAAAAATTTTACTTCTTTACCAAGTCAAGAAGAATTATCTCTATATCATCCTAAAACAATAGAAAGACAAGAAAAACAAAACGAATATTATAACACATTATAAAAATTATGGTAATAGATTTAGAACAAAAAATCCACCAAATATATAGAGAGCCTTCTGATATAAACCTTCACATTCCTGCTATTATAGAATTAGCTAAAGAATGTGATACTATAACTGAAATGGGGGTAAGAGGAATAGTTTCTACTTGGGCATGGTTAGCAGGTAATCCTAAAAATGGTTTAATTTCATATGATTTGGTTGATCCTTCTAATTGGGGTGGTAAAATTGAAGATGTGTATGAAACAGCAGAAGCTTATGGTATACCTTTTAAATTTATAGAAACTAATGTTTTAGAAATTGAAATTGAAGAGACTGATTTATTATTTATTGATACTTGGCATTGTTATGATCAATTAAAATTAGAATTAGAGATTCATTCAAATAAAGCAAAAAAATATATTTGTTTTCATGATACTACAACTTATGCTCATAGACCAG